ACAGTGTGTGGGGTATAGTCATTGTACTAAAGTCTCTGAAAGTTCTTTCAACTGCTGTTCATTCATGAAAAATTGATAAGTGGATCTTAGCAATTCTTCGCCTCTTTGATTTTTTTGCACGCCAATAATTTCTAGACAAAATAAATCATTGGGTGACAAACATCTCTTTTTGACCACTATAGTTTCAAATCCTGCCTCTGTCCCTGATAATTTAGTTATGTTCATAATTTAATCACTTACTTTATTATAATGTCATTCTTATATTGCGACCAGTCTGTAAATTTTGATCTATCCATAAGTGCGTGTAGACTGTGGGACCACACACCTGGATTCGTTGCCTTGAAATCTCGATCATCGATCTTGATCATCGTGTTGTAGTTCCAAAGTTTGATGTAAGGAATTGGCACCCGGATCTGCGCAATGAAATGATCGTAGTCGCTGAGACCACCGTCGTTGAACTCTACTACTTGATTCATAGGAATGTCTAACGAACACCAATAGCCTTGTTCTAGAAAATAGGTGATCATAGTTTCCCACTGTTCGTGTTCATGATTTCCTTGCGGATTGAAACTATGGTTAGCACCAAAGAATATATGACGTATATGTTCTTGTGTATTGATATGTGAATTTTGATCAGTTAGAATAGAATCAATGGCGTCAACAGATTGAACTCCTGTAACAAATAGAGTTTTCATTCCGTATGCAGGAGTGTGCTCAACTTCTCTGCCAATGAAAAATACAGTATCTTCCGATTGACCAGTATTATAATCACGCTTCATTTTTATTTTGCTCGTATTGTTTGAATAATCTTGTTACTTCTTCCATACGTTCTTGGAACACATCAGGCGCCATTGCCGCAGCGCGTTGTAGATCCCACGTGCTTGGATAGTGCCTAAGACATGCGCTTGCACGTTGTCTTATAATTTTTGGAACTCTAGGAGTGACACTAGAATCACATAAATCTCTAAGCAAGGTTTCAGCCATTTTAACAGCACGGTAACGTTCATCAGGCAAGGTCATTTTTTTACCTGTAATTCTAGCTGGTCTAATTTAGATTCTTCCTCGACAGTGAACTCGTCACCATGATCCAATTGTACAGGACTATCGCTTACTTCGTCAAAGAATTTGGCAAAGTTTGTAGTCGAATTCACAGTCTTCTTGCCAGTCATACCTCTCGTGCCGATAATGCTCATCCAATATCTAGTGAATTCTTCAACAACCGCCTCCGCTGTTGCTTTATTGCTCGTGGAAAATATTGCTTCAACAATATCCTTAAAAAATATCTGATCAAATTTTTCTTGCACTAACATGGCCGGAGTAATGCCTTTGTCATATTGACGATTAGCCTCCTGTACTGCGTTAATGTGCGCCCATACATTATGGCCCATTTGAATCGCATAACTAAAACTATCCCAACTTGTTCGACCTTCTTTACCTATCTTATTTAGATCTCCAGGCTTATAGATACATATATCTTGTATGCTACATTGATCTATCACAGGGCTAGATTGGAAATACTTAAAAATACCATCTTGGATGACGGCATCCTGAAACAGGCGTGTGTCTGTAGCATATTTTTTGTCATCGGCAGACGGAACCATCCTATAGACCCATTTAGTTCTGTCTTCAGTTTCAGTGTGAATATAAATTTGTCCATTGGCAGTGGCTAAGAATGGTGATGCACAATCAAAACTTATAGTAAAGTTTTCATTATGATATTTCCTTACCGCACGTTGAATATCTGTTAGAAGACAGGCCCATTCTAATTTTGATGTTCCTAGGAAGTGCATCCAATCTTGTTTGCCTTTTTCTAACAATCCATCAAATCTTAATACTATTAGACGCTTTAGGGTCAAGTGTATGTCGCACATGTTTTGACCACCCATAGCCCATCCATTGAAGTGATTGCTATGCTTCTTTGGGTCACAGTAGTGTTTCATGCGCTGATACCAATCTTCTGCATCTGTATGATTTTCACCCTGTAAGACATTTAGGAATTTACAATTACCGTTGCGATTACGAATAAAATAATCATTGTTAATGTAAGTGCCCTGCACAGCTTCTGCGTAAGTAGAAATGCCAGTGGCTTTTTGTCCCGCTGGAGATCTAGCTACCCAAGCTGGGATATCTAGAATCATGCCGTAATCCATAAGTGTATCCATCCATGTCAACACTTGGCTACGTTTCTTTTGTGCTTTAGGACAGTTAGGATCTTTCCAGTCCGCTTCCCAAACTCCTTTACCGATCTGAAAGCCACCACTATCTCCCAAGACCCATGATGTTGTACGATTGCGATTACGAAACATATCCTCGCTATCATCGCGTTTGTTCAGATCTAAATTAGCATGACCTGCACTATATAAACACCAATTATAATAAAATAGTCCCTTGTCTGGTTCCAAGTAATTAAGACTTTCTACACCGCTGGTAAAACATTTTGGAATACGTCCAGGATCGACATAATTTGAAAAACGTTGTTTGCCTATAAACGTGGCATAAAATCCAGATGTAGCAGGCAAGAATACTGCATAGTCGTTCTGGGATGCAGTAAGATTTTTATTCATTATTTAGATTGTCCGGGCAAAATGTAGTTGTATCTGGCTAGTCCACTGTCAACAGTAATTTGCATGGCACCTTGATCTGTTAGAAACATTGTAATATCACCACCGAGACCCAATATAGCGTTGACCTGGGTAACCGGATACCCCCAATTATTTTTAAATTTTACTTTGACATCTGATTGGAATACAAAACTGCCTGCGTGTGTGCTAGCATCTCCAAAAAAGAAAACTAAATTATTGTTTTCTGTTTTTACCTGGAAAAAGTTTTCTTCTGTGTGTACTTGCGACTGTAATTTCAATCGCTGAATACTAGCGACGCTGGGCTGAAAATCAATGTCCCAAGTTGTGCCTTTAAACTTAGCAGTTTTCAACTTGGCGTTTATAATATCTGCAACCATAAATCTATAGTCGTTGACAAAGTCTCCTGCGGCATTTTCAAAATGTATACCTGTAAGCATATCCTTGCCATTGCGTACTTCTGTGATTACTGTGATTTTAGAATTTTCTTTATATTCGGGATTTTTCAAATGTAAATTTAATTTATCTAAATTAGGCATTCCGAACACGCCTTCAAATTCATCCACATTTTTGTGTGTCTTTGCATCCATGACTACTGTGCGATCTTCGGCTAGAGATTCAATAACAGTTTCTGTGCCGGACCCTGTGACCTTGATTAAAGGCAGAAATCCCAGCGAGTATGTGTGCGCTATAATGTCTTGTAAAATATCTTTCATGTTATTTCCTTTTAAGTTGATTATATTTAGGTTTTTAAGAAAAGTCAAACAATTTATTAAATGTATTTTTCTCTTCAGTACTCTGTATATCCCAATTAAGAACGCCAATTAGATTTTCTAATTTGTTATCAATGATAGTAGATTCCATCTCGGCGTGATCAAATGGCAATTCTTGAAACCATTTTGGCAGTCGTAATTCATCTACCGGATAAGCCACACTAGTGTATCCTAAGGGATTGTCTTTCAATTTACACACAATGACTTTTGAACCATCTACGATACTCATGGAATATTTGTCATGATACATGCGTTTTAAGGTATTCCAATTAATGCTAGCTCTTACATGCCCCGGCATATTGGCCTTGCCTTGACGTTCCTCTTTATGTTGATATTCTGTTACGTTATTGGCACGTTTGGGTGATCCTTTTTCCCAGCCTGGCCTCGCCTTGAAATCAATTCTAAATTGTGTGATAAAGTCCAGAACATCTTTTTCAGTACTGCCTGTGAGCACACGTTCAAGTACATCGCTTAGAAAGTTTTGTATGAATTCTGGAGTATCAGACCTTTTAAGATCTAAGCCCATGGCCTTAATTTTTCCGGGCTTACCGTCTTTATCTATTCGTTTACCTTCCTTGTCATAGTACAGAACTGCATAACGTTTTTTAGTTATGAAAAGACCTTTTGATGCGACTATTTCTCGACCAGCCTTGATCACTTCACCTCGCGTTTTAGGACAGTGAAAAGCATCCAACATAAATTGTTGAAATGTCCCATTGACTTCGTTAGCTATTTGATCATAGAGTTGGGTGACAGTTTCTTTAGTCCAAGGTATGGCGCCTTTGTCTATGTCTTTTTGCAATGTTTTATAAGCACTAAAGTAGCAGGAGTCAGTGTCGCCATAGATGATAGCACGACCCACATGATCATACTCACCAGTAACGATTTCATTGACTTTTGAAGCCATGTGCTTGGCAATCTGTCTGCCTGTAAGTGTGGTACTTTGCCCAATTCTTTTATCAAAGAATCTGCATCCGGGATTGAGAATAGCTCCATATAAAGAATTTAGATTGATCTTTTTTACTAACTGACGTTTATCCCAGTATTCTTCTTCAACCTTGTTAGCAGCGGTAATTGACTCTTTTAATTTCGCCTGCATTTCTTTGCGTTCGGCGTACCAGCGTTTTAGTAGTCCAGGAATAATACCTTCTTTCTCATAGGTAAAGATGGTACCATTTGCACTTAGCATCCACGGCTGATGACTGTCAAAAATCAATTTATAAACTTCAGCAGCACTGAGAACATGAGATTCACCATCTTCCCAGTCTACAGTTATATCGAAGGCTTTGTCTTTACGCATCACTGCTTCATACTCTAACGACCCAAACATACCTTCCCATGACGCCGCAAAAGATTTCTTTTTAAGAGTCATTTGATCATCAAGGTACTGTTTGGTATTAATTGGTCGTAGCTGGCCTACGATAGTTTCTGGCCCCATGTTTAGCGCACGAATCGCACTTGGATACAGACTGTTTATATCTAGCGATCCAATCCAATCTTGGAGACCTTCTTTGGGATAGGCCACGTAGGCACCTGCTGCCTGTGTGTCCTCGTTGTCATCCCGCTTATGACGACCAGGCACCTGAAATCCTCTACGATGACATTCATTGATGATAGCCTGTTCAGTAACTGCGACTGCCCCCATTGTGGTTGGAAGAAGCACGGTGCACTCATGTGCAAGTTTATTACTGAGATCTAAGAATTTAAGTTTTTGATCTAGTTTGTTTAACAGAGCACAGTCTTGTCTGTTGTATTCAATAAACTTACGGAAGTCATTGTTATACAGTTGATCAAGTGTGCCCTCATAGACTGTTTTACGTTCTCCAATCTCCGTTTCACCAATGGCATCCAGTCTATAGGTATGGCGTTCTTCATAGGTATATTTTCTATAAAGTTCAAGGCTGTCTAAATGAACACGACCTATGAGATCATAAGTGGTTGCTGTTTTGCCAAACTTTTCATACTCGCGTTTTTTAGGATATTGATCCCAGAGACAAAAACGTCTAGTGTCATCTTTAGATAACACCTTAGTCACGCGATTTACAGTATAGGGGATATCATAACCCTCGGAGTTCCACCCACTCAGGACATCTGCATCTTGTATTAGGTTTAAAAAAGTATCTAACAGTTCTGCTTCAGTTTCAAAGACGTGTGTGTTTGGAAAATCTTTCACCAATTCTTGTGCTTCTATCAGTCCTAGTCCCTTAGGAGGAACTACCAAGCAGATCAAGGTATCCATCCACTGCAGATGCACAGCAATAGCGGTTATGGGCATGAATGCATCATCTGGCGACGCATAACCTCGCTCCGGATCGAAGTCTACCTCAATGTCAAAAAATGCAACATTTAGTTTAGGAGCATCTTGATTAAGATAGTTTTCACTGAGACAGACAAAAATTGGATTTAGATCTGCTTCGTATAGTTTCTTGCTAGAGTGAATGGCTAGTTCTTTACGAAAATCTTTGCTGTTCTTGCAGATTACTCTACTTAGAGATTCACCAAATATACTTTGGAATTTGCCACGTGGGTCTTCATGATAGAAGGTATAGCGTACAGGATATTCTTTAAATATTCTCTTGCCTTCTGTGTTGCGTTCTACAACCTTGATAATATCAGCGTCACGCTGGAAAAAAGCATCTACATACAAAATTTATCTCCTATGCAATTTGTGGCTTGCAAATACCTAAGATGCGGTTTATGGCCTCGCCTGCCTTATACAGCAATTATTTATTACCACCAACTCACTGCCCGGCCGAAACCGAATACATTGACACAGGAAAAATAAGAAGTCAACACCAACGGCCATGCCAGTCCTCTTCTCAAAAATGCATAAGCACCCGTTATGCTGCCAATTAAAAACCCTGGATAGACTAGGGCCATGTTGGGGTTCTTGGCTGTAAACGCTAATGTAAGACTAGATCCAATGGCAAAAATAAAACTAATCAATTCAAACCAAAAAGCTATTCTGTCGCTCTGATATGAATTAGTCCAAAATTCGATTATTCTTTGCATCTTTAATTTTCCGGCAATCTTTTTGTGACGCCAAGAATCATTTCAATCTCATTCCACTCTTCTTCATGAGATTTCCAATTATCTTTATGTGCAATTTTGATTGCCTTGTTGATAATACTAGCTTTGACATTTAGTTCTTCTGCCACAGCCTTTACAGTTTCTTTAAGTCCTTCTTGAAGATCTTCAACTTCGCGTAAAATATTTTGGCCCTCTGTGATCAGTCGTTCTAATTTGGCACGTTCTTCGGGCCCATATATCCTGGTTGACATAGCTTCTCCTTTGTTGTATTATACATACTTAGTAACTACCTGTCAAGGTCCAAAATGAAAAAAATCATTTTAGCACTTTTTATTGCTAGCCAAATTTTAGTTGCTCATGCAAGATCATTTAATCCTGAAGAATTATTTGATACAAAGAAAAATGAATATAAAACTATAGAACTAACATGGCTAGTGGTTGATAATGTAACAGCAGCCTGTGCAGCAGAATCCAAAAAAAGACTAGGAAAGAGTTTTGGTTATGCTGTAGAGGGATGTAGTTTTTGGGACGGTCCTAAGTGTACTATCATTACTGCACGTAAAACCACAGTGCATACAATTGGTCATGAACTGAGACATTGTTATCAATTTCATTGGCATTAAAAAAACCGCCCTAGGGCGGTTTTCTTTTACCATCTATAACTGATCAGTGATTTAATTCGAGCCAGTTCATTAGATTCTGGCATAGGCACATCACCTATGTTACCGGCTCCTGGCACTGCTTCTGGTAAAGCAGCTGGAGCAGGTTTAGCTGCACCTCCAGCTTTTTGTTGCTGTGATCGAATAAGTCTGTCATTCATGTATTTCGTATATTCAGCTGTATCCTTTACAGGATCGGGTGCTGCTGTTGGGCTTGCTGCTGCCAACTGTGCTGCTGTTGGACCACCTTGGCCGCCACGTCCGCTGCCCGCTGTACTAGGAGCTACACCTTGTGGTAATGATAGTTTACCACCTGCCATAATTTTATTTGGATCAGTAATCTGTGGATTTGCCTTCATGATAGCATCGACAGTGGTATTATTTGCTTTGGCAATTTTTGTTAGATTGTCACCAGGTTTAATAGTGTATCCTCCACCAGATGCAGCAGGTTTTGCGGCCCCGCCTGCTGGCGCTGCTGGTGTTGCTGGCGCAGCTGCCATTGCAGTCATTGCTTGACCAAGGTCAGCATCAGCTTGATCCTGTGATGCTGCAAATTCTTTTTCTCTAGCTGCTTGTGCGTTAGCAGTCATTGCTTGACCCATATCAGCATCTGCTTGATCAGCTGCTGCTGCAAATTGTTTTTCTTTTGCAGCCTGGCGACCCTGTTGAGCTAATTTTTGTGTAGCAGGTTCTACAAAGTTTGGATCAGTTTTAACGACGTTGCCCTGTTCATCTTGTGTAAATCCAGGCATAACATTGCCTTCATCGTCAACACCTCCCACTGGAGTGCCTGCAGGTGCCGCTGGAGCAGGAGCAGCAGTTGCTCCAGCAGGTTTTTCACCAGGTTGTGGTTTTGGAATTCTTGCTCTAATAATAGGATCACTTAAATCTACTCCGCTTGCCCACTTTAATTGACTTGGCGTAAGTGAGGCTTTAAATGCAGCAATATTTTCAGGTTTGGCCATGTCTGCCTCTGCTTGTTGTTGAGCAGCTAGATTAGCAGCATTTTGTTTATATAAGTCGCCTATTTTCTGGAATAAATTTCTCTTCGCAGGT